CCATCGGCAATCGAGCCACCGGCAACATTCGAGCCACCGGCAACATTCGAGCCACCACCGGCAACATTCGAGCCACCACCGGCAACATACGAGCCACCCACAAGCACCATGCACATGGCCTTCGACCTTGAGACCATCGACGACGAATTGAAACGGACCCTCGGCAAAAAGGTCGTCCTCCAAATTTCTTCGCTCTTGCCCAAAGTCGACACCATCGGTCATGACATCCTTCACGCAAACAACCAATTCGTTGCGAACGTTCTGGCAAATGACAGCATGTCCCACGAGTTCAAAAAGGACATCATATTATTTTCGATTAAAATGGCTCAATACGGAGACGACCTCGGGTCGTTCTTCCTCCAGCAATACTACAACATCGTGGACTACAGTATATAGCCGATACCAGAGACAAATAAGTAATACAGAGACAAATAAGTAATACAGATACCGAATACAGATATAAATATTATGCTCGTGTGATATATATATCTATCTATACATATGAAGCTCACTTTCTTGCGATTCATATATAACGGAATATTGTCGGGAATGCCTCTCGTCACTTACAACCCAGTGACCCAAAATACGCTAAATGTCCCACTTACCGTGCTGCCATATAGCACATACATCAATTTCAAACTCACCGAGCAACAATCCCAGTATTTGAGCGATTATATAGGGCATTATTCCGACGACCTCGAACTGGTCCCTATCCCCATGTTTCCCCTGGACACGCAATCAAAGTATTTGAGTATCAACGTCTACAACTGCACAAGTCCCGTATTCATGAACGAAGAGCAGGTCATCACGCGATGCGAAATCAACACATATGTGAGGGACCGAAAGAGCGGCGCGCTCGGCACCCTCATCGTCGACTACTTGTCCAACGGACTCTCGATGGATCCCCTAAACATCTTCAAGTTCCCCGACAACGTCCGATTCATCAATGCGGGTTCGTACAACGAAATCGAATGCACATCGAAGAAAGAACAAATATACCTTTCACTCAACATATCAAAACTATTAGACTTCACGCGCACCATAAGCGATGAGCTAATCAAATACACAGACAACGTATACTACAAGAATGGAATCATGGACAAAATCTATTACGACTCGTCGCTCGTGGATGCTACCATCAAAACGCCGAGTCTCGATAAGGATGTGAAGTTCCGTTTCAAAGACCTCTGTTTCACACGCGCCGACAGCATCTTCCACTTCCCGAATAACATCCGTTTCGTCGGGGGCATGTGGGATAACCTCAAATAACCTCAAATAATCTCAAATAATCTCAAATAAAATCACACCATGCGTCCGCAATCGCACCATGGTATGATCTGAACATATTCAGAGTTCGCGCACGATTTCCCACGGCCATACGCGTATAGTGCATCAGGTTGGACCACGCAGGCGTAAGGACGTCGCAATGTCCATGATTCGGATAATCGATGTGCGTGAACGTACAGCCACCACAAGGGCACAATATCTCGGGAGTGATACGAAGAAATGACAAACGCGATACACCAACCGGTATAAACGGCAGTCCAAACGGGTCAAATGTGGTTTTGTATGATTTCATCGCGTTCAAAAAGAGCACGTCCTTCACGGTGGGGATATGGAATTTCTGCGTGGTGTCGTTCAATCGCGTGTTGACCGGATCCATCAAAATAACTTTCTTCACACTGTTTCGTGAACACACATTTAAGGCGACCGTGCAGCCCGAGGAATGTCCGGCAATGACCACCTCACGAAATTCCTCGTGCAACCGCTGGATAAGTAAATCGATATTCGGATATCGAAACGAGGGCACGCACACCGAGATGTTTTTCTCTCCAATGGCGGATAAGAAACGACCGTATATACCTGGACTCATTGCCGCACTCCCCCCAGTGAAAAACACCACGCAGGTACTGGCATTTCTCTCCACATGCGGCGGTTCACTACAGTAGACATCTTTCAAGTCATTATCGAAAGAAACAACCCGCGAAGGAACCGAACCTCGCCATTCCGGTGGCGAAACACTACCCCCCTGAATAAACCCGCAGACCACACCCAATCTCATGATATGCCGTAGCGCAAACATGCTGTAGTAGAATATTAATACCTTTTACATTTAAATATAAAAGGAAATTATGTATTAAAGTAAGTATGCGATTGAACCCAAGACCGTCACCCGCAATAAAGTCATGTGCGAAGTATATGATGTGTGCCGCGTTACTGGTATCCACCACGACGACGACCACCGGTTTCACACTGCCAACGAGTAAAGCCCGAATCCAGAATAGGCAACGTGGACGTATGGACGCGCTTAACCTCAACCCGAACCCGATTCCGAACCCGGTTCCGATTGCGAACCCATCACCTTCCGACATCATCAAGACGGTGGGCAAGAAGGGAATCGGCACGCCGTGGACCTATCAAACCTTTCTTGATAATCTGAACCAAAACAACGTCGACCGCGTTTCCATCTTGAGCGACGAGAAGGGGTTTGCGGTCATTGACAAGGTGGCGTCGGCAAGCGGAGGCGACACCGACCAGTTGGCGCCGTCGAACATCCACTTCGTGCGGACCGTGCCGGACATGCTGCACGACGTCATCGTCCAGCTAAACACCCACCACATCAACTTTGATGTCTTCGACATTCCCGAGAAGAGCGGCGGATTCAACCTCGGCCTTCCGCTCCAGTTCGTCGGCTTCTACGTGGCCGCCACAATCTTCCTCAATGTGATCGTTCGTATGGGTCGTCGTGGCACCGGCCAACCCGGTCCGGGCGACATGCAAAACAATCCATTCAACCCGCTCAACGCGTTCAACCAGAACCAGAACGTCGTGGACACCGACACAATCGACGTCACTTTTGAGGACGTTGCCGGATGCGACGAGGCGAAGAACGAGCTGATGGAGGTGGTCGATTTCCTGAAGAATCCGCTGAAGTACGAGGCGGCCGGCGCCAAGATTCCGCGCGGCATCCTACTCGAGGGCGAGCCAGGCACGGGGAAAACGCTCCTTGCGCGCGCGGTGGCTGGCGAGGCCGGCGTGTCGTTCTTGTCGGCAAGCGGGTCGGAGTTCATCGAGATGTTTGTCGGGGTCGGCGCGTCGCGAGTGCGCAAACTGTTCGACACGGCCAAGGATAACAGCCCGTGCGTGGTGTTCATCGACGAGATCGACGCAATCGGACGGCAGCGCGGCGCGGGCATCAACACGGGCAACGACGAGCGCGAGCAAACGCTCAACCAGATTCTGACCAACATGGACGGCTTCACCACGACCACCGGCATCATTGTCCTCGCGGCAACCAATCGGGCGGACATCCTCGACAGCGCGCTGCTGCGACCGGGTCGGTTCGACCGCAAAGTGAACGTGCCGCTGCCGGACATCGACGGACGAAAGGCCATCTTTAACGTGCACACCAAGAACAAGAATCTTGCCAACGATACGGACATCGACGAGATCGGCCAACTCACGTCGGGCTTCTCGGGAGCCGACATTTGCAATCTGGCGAACGAGGCGGCCATCTTATCGGTGCGCACAAACAAGACCATCATCGACCGCGAAGCTCTGCTCAACGCGTTTGAAAAAATCACCATTGGCCTTCCGACCCAAACCAACACGGAGGACGCCGACATCATCAAGCTCGTGTCGCACCACGAAATCGGACACGCAATCATGGTGAAGTATTTCGAGGAGTTCTTCGATCTGCGCAAGGTCACCATAAACGCAAACAAGGGCGGTGCGGGCGGATACACGCTCTTCACCCCGAAGGAGCGGTTCAACTCGTATGCCACCAAGAAGTTCTTGCTAGCCAACATGGTGGTGGCACTTGGCGGACGCGCCGCCGAAGTCGAACTCTATTCGAACAACCCCGAGCAACCCACCGATGCGGTCTTCGAGAACATCCCCAATCTGGACATCACGACCGGTGCGTCGAACGACCTGAAGCAGGCCGACCGCATTGCGCGTCAGTACATCACCCTGTTTGGTATGTCGGACGATGCGATTCGGCCCATCAGCGCCGAACCCAGCGCACAACCCTTCCTGGGACGCGATCTTGGCTATGGCGGCGACCGAACAAGCGAACAAACAAAGGCGGCAACGGACCGAAAGGTTTCGGACCTGATCAATAGCTCCTATAAAATCGCTCTCAATCTTATCCAAAATAACAAGGACGAATTCTATGGACTTTCATCGAAACTCATCGAAAAGCGCGTGCTAGACAAGGGGGATTTCAACAATGTAACCCTTTGTTATAGTCAGTAGTCAGTAGTCAGTAGTCAGTAGTCAGTAGTCAGTAGTCAGTAGTCAGTAGTCAGTAGTCAGTAGTCAGTAGGGAATAATATGGGTAAGCAGAAGGATATAAGAATATCGTCCGAGTTTCATTTATAATCCATAATCTCATGCACAACGCAAAACATCCACGCATTATGATGGCGAAATTGGTTGGCATCATAATGGTCACGCTACAAACGGCGACACACGCCTTCAACACCCGCGCACCCGTTCCCACAAACACGCCTTCACTTTCACATTCACCTTCGCCCGTGGTATACGGAATATTGCTGACTGGACTATCCACCCAGTTATCTTTATATGTAGTCAATAAGGCGCCCTTACCGCAACTAGAGCGACGAAAAGTAATCCAATGTATTGGTTGTTGTGCGGCGTTTAGCACCGGCGTGTTCATACATGAATCAAAAAACGAGCATTCCGAAAAAATTGAATCAAATGCGTTGAAACCCACACAACAACAAACGCAAAGAGCAAGAAAGACAATAACTCCAAAAAATGACTACTTACGAATTTCCCGAGGACATTTGGGGAGTCGTCATGAGTTTCTTTCACAGTTCCTACAAGAAGCCAACCCATTACGACGCCATCATGGCGACGAAGGACTTCTACGTCAAGAGAAGATTTATCAAGAAAGACAAGCGGGCAAACGCACCGATCTTCGTGTCTTACTACGCACATATCATTGCGACGAACTGGTTCTACTGGAGCATGCCCGACCTCCAAGAACATTTGATTCGGCCCGAAGTATCGCTTCGCAGAGGTTTAGCACAGGGAAAAACGCGCGATGATTTTGTCAACATCTGGGACCAATACACCACAAGCCAATATTACTACTACGGACAAGCAGAAGTTAAATTCACATATATCGTATGATGAATTTAACCTGAAAACAAAACTAAAAATGAAAACAAAACTAAAAAATAAAAACAATAATTCACAATAACTTTTTTTAAATGTAAAACTATATCATACATGAGGACCAAAGCACACTCTGTCCGCAACCGCAAAACCAAGCAGCAACGCAAAACCAAGCAGCAACGCAAAACCAAGCAGCAACGCAAAACCAAGCAGCAACGCAAAACCAGGCAGCAACGCAAAACCAAGCAGCAACGCAAAACCAAGCAGCAACGCAAAGGGGGTGCTGGAACAACATGGGAAATAACCCGTGATGATGCCAAGCGTTTGATAAATTCGAATACTAATGTTCAAGCAGACGACCCGATTCATGAACCTTTGCTGAACGAATTAATGGAGCTTCAACTTGATGAAGCATCCATAGGACAATACACAACACATGAACAGATCGTGCAAGAGGAACGAGCACAGCTTCGAGCACAGCTTGGAACGGAAGAAGAATTCATTGAACGAATGAGGAGTGAAGCACAAAATGATGGCGAGGAATATACACCTGAATACGAAGAAGAAGACCGCAATATATACAATACACGGCTAACGAGTGCCCTTAACAGAGCACACACATACAGAAACGATTTACATAATTACGCACGGGCATTACTTCGTAACTGGAGCGAGAGCGGAGAACAGGGCCCCTTGATGTAATCAAATGCGCAACCAAGAATAATACTGTTATGTTACAGAAACAATACATTCTGTAACATAAACATAAACATAAACATAAACATAAACAAGTTACGCACCCGTCGACCCGAACCCACCAGTCCCACGTTCGCTAATCCCAAGCGCCTCTACATTTTCCACCATAACCACCCATAGCGGATAGCTCAAATCCGGTGGACACAACTGCACAATACGCTGGCCCTTGTCCACCACGTAGTCATCCGACTTCCAATTATCCACCGCTGCAATAATGTCCCCGCGATACCCTGAATCGATGATGCCCACCGAGTTAGCAAGCCGAAGCGGTGTCTTGGTGCCGGTACTCGAACGCGGATACAAATAATAGCCCACGGAATGCTCATACTCAACATTGGCATTCGGAACCACCTTTGTCATGCTGCAACGAATCTGATGATTGATCTTTGTAGTTTGCTGCGCCACTGCCGAGACCATACCGGGACAAATCAAATCAAATCCCGCGTCAAACGTCTTGTTTTCTCCCAAAAGAACCGGAAGAATCGCATTGTTGTGATTCGAGACTGAATCACCATAAAACGAACGAAGTTCGGTCATTTCAGGAGGCACCCAAATCTTCAACCGGAAATAGGGATGCGTCGAAGCATCAGTAGCACCCACACTAGAAGCCATTGGCGCCATTGCCGCCATAGAAGCCATAATGATACAACAATAACAACCAAATCTTTTATATCAATTTTCTTTATCATCAAGGAGTGTTGACGAGTTCGTTGATTTCACCCGATGGATATTCATAGTCGTAGTTCGGTTGGTCTTCCGAGCCGTTGCGAATCACACGCGACTCTCCCGTTTCCAAATCCAGATCATATATATTGAAATTCTCGTCTTCGTCGTAAAGCGTATTCCCGGTGCGCGTGGCTAGATTCACACTAATACTCCCTTCATCGCCGCTAATAATTCGGTGAAAAATACCCGAAGGCCACGTGACCATAGCAGCCCCATCGTAATAGAGCTTTCCGTTTTTGTAGATTTTATCCGGGGTCACAATAAAGGAAATCTTGTTCTTGGTGTCGCGACAGTAAATATCGACATATCGCGTCCCTTGAAGCACCATCAAATTATCATCCTGTCCAGGATGCATATACCAAGGACGCTTCACATCGCCAATCGGACCAGGGGAAATGCTGTTGGCGGCATGGATGACGCGGTCGATTCCGTCAATCTTGGGAATGTCGGACGGGACAATCTCGTCAAACGTGACCTTGGGAGTCTGGCGCAGTGCTCGAAGGGGCAAGAGACGATACATCACGGCGGCTGTGTATGAATACAGACACACCCTTCTGTTTAAACCAAGTTCCAATAAATATAAGCAACCTAAAACCAGCAACATTACTCGCAATCACACGCCCCATGGGGTCCCAACGTGCGAATATGCTGGCCCGATGGAATCGCCCCATGCGCATGGACACTCTTCGTCAGTGTCTGAACCTTGCCCGCAACACACTTTTGATCCGAACAAGACCCCACCGAACCCGCATTGAGCATTTTATTTCCTTCCTTGCGCGTTTCGGCAGTCTTCGCAACATCATAGATGTAAGTGCCCTGTGAATCGAACGGCGCCGAACCGCTCTCGTTATACTCGGACACATGTATCGGAATACGCTTAACCCTCGAAGCCATGAGACCCGATGTGCTCATCGTGCTTGTGGAATGGGCGCCATGGAGAGAAAAACCTTTCGGACCTCCCGAGATGGGCCGGTTGAATTTACGCGATTTACGTTTCATTGCTACGATGGACATTTATGTTATACTATAGAGAAAGAAAGAAAGAACCAACCAACCAATCAACCACAACCAACAATCTATCGTTTGGGTTTTGGAACTCGACTCACATTGCATTTCCAAAACCACGGGTCGTCGTATACAAGTTTTATATCCTCCCCCTCAATAAGACGTTCGCGCACTTGTTTCGCCACATCATTATCGGGCCACTTCAAATGAATGAACACGCACTGGTACGATTCGCCGCGCGGATTTACCTTGGGCACCATATCGACCCTTTCAACGCAGCCACGACCTATGATTGTTTCGAATACATCGCGCACATCTCTCCAGGTTGTGTTTGCAAATGTTCGCGGAATACAAACCGATGGAAAACTGCTAGAATCCTTAAGCTTAAGCATATTGTTGTTTCCCACACACCAACCTTATATGATAGAATCAATTTTTTTGCGAATTCTCCAAAAAATTGAAATGTAAATAAAGGACATACCCAACTACACTCAACGCTCTCAACGAATACCATATCCTGAATCTCAACCAAAAAAGAGTATACAGAATATATCAGATCATATCATATCAAAACATATCATATCAAAACATATCATATCACAATATGATGAGCGCACAGAAGAAATACGTCCCGCCGAACCGCAGGTCGAACCAGAAGAAAAACATGAACAACACTCGCAGGGAGCATACGCTGGATACGAAAAATATTTCGGAGTTCCCCGCGCTAGGAAGTGGCGGTGGTTCGAAACAATGCGGCACACATCCTCAAGATATGAACTACGCAAGTGTGACACGGGAAGACGAGAACGAGCACACCGAAACACCGACGAATAATGTTGCGCCCGGATGGGTAAAGCTCCGTCGCGACGCAACCTCAAAAGGCGGCGTCCACGTAGAATACGGAGACACCGACCCAATCCAAGATGTTGCCAATGAAGAGACGAACTGGGGCTTAACCGCTTCTCAATCGAGAGAACTCAGTCGGATGGTGAATCGTTGGCAGTCCGATCGCGATTTGATGAATGACTATCTAGATCAATCCTCGCCATATTGGGGCATGAAGCACGTCGAAGACCCTCTATCAGAAGATGATCTGGAAAGCGAAATAGGAAGCGACTTCAGCGACGGCGACGAAAACAGCGACGATATAGATGCGATGGACCTAGCGGATGGCGTATACTAATATTATTTATAACTGAAAAAGCATTGATTTTGCCTTACAAGACACATATGTTTGAAGCAATTCATAGGGCGACAACAAGGACTCCGGTAAAGATTCGTTGAATTCATCGAACCAATATTTTTTTATTGCTTCGGATATTTCGGGCAGTGCATTACAGAATTCCGTAAACCCTTTTTGTTGAAACCAATTCATGGCAAGAGCGTGGCCTTTACAATCAACCTCACTAAACGCCCGAAAGAACTCCTTCTCGCAATCGCACGCCTTCGACTGAAATCCACCAAGAATCTCCCGTATTTCATTTTCCAAGTATGGTAACTGACATATACCTCTGCTCTGTAAGTTGCCTTGCATACACTTTCTCTCTTGTGTATTTATACTTATGTGAAAGAGAATTTAACGCGAGTTAGAATGCTGATGCTGATGCTGATGTTTGAGTTTGTGCCACGAAATGAATATGTTGCGACAAATAAATGGCGTATGCGGAAGCTCATAAGATACGAAACACCCATGTAGACGTTTTTTTCTTGTATGTAGGAAACCGCGAAGTGGAATCGGTTCACAAGACGACTCAGACGCTCGACGAACGTTCGATGTTGCCTAAAAGCCACGTGGCAAACATGGTTCGCGAACATCAAAGTTTAAACAAGACACGATACAAACTCATTTCTCTCTTACGATACAATCACACACATGAAATGGAGGATATCATGAACTCGGAACAAGACGAACAAGACCGCTTTCTTCACATCGAAACCCGCATCCACGACCTTTACTTTGCCGATACCGTCAATCTACTTCAGGGTGTCAATGCGATGTTTTTCGTATTCAGTCGAGATTATCCAAATCGTGTCAAGAGAGAAAACAAAGGCAACACACGACGAATCATATTCAACAACAAATTGCGCAAGACCAAGCGAGGATGGAAAAAAACTTAAACAGAAGGATTCCACTAATACCACACATGGCGCACATGGAGGATACTGAAAATGAGACCAATGTAACACGTACAACCACATTCGAACGCCTGATTGAAACAGCATTTTATTCCGACGCAAGCCCATCGCATTTCCAACGGGCAGCGCTAATCGCCACGATGTTGCATACCCGAGACATTACGAATGGTCTGGGACAGTATGCGGATTTCTACCGACTTGTCATTGCCTTTGATAATATCATCGATAGAAACGCACCAACCGTATCGAGACAAAAAACCGAAACAATGCGCGTGCTATTGCAAAAAATAGTTGCGTCATGCGTCTACATGAATGGATACGGCAGCTGGAAAGACATGAAGTATTTACTGAACCATCTGCGCGACGCACACGGGGAAGATGCCGCCGCTCGCAAACCCATATTCAAATACATTGTGTCCATTACCAGCAACCAACTGAAACTTGATGCACAAACACAAACACAACCACCTACGCTAGCCGGTAAATGGGCCCCACGCGAGAAGAGCAAAAAGTTCGGTTGGCAGGCGAAGTATATTGCGCTGTATTGGCACCCCGAATGGTGTGGCGGAACGCTAGAAGTGAAGGACGCAGAGCCATCCGCCCTGAAAAAGTGTTTGACACACTACCGCAAACAAATCGCACACATAAATCGCGCACTGAAAACGCCGCAAATCAATCAGTGCGCCCACGATTGGTCTTCCATCGATTTTGAAAACAACGTGAGCCGAACCACCATGACTAAGCAAGGCGTCGCCTTCAAGAACACCATGAATTGCGGGCGGCTGCGAACGGATTACGGCGACACGAGTGATTATAATGATCGCATGCGGTGTAGAGCAAACTACCTTGCCACCTTACATCGACTACGCACACGACCCGCAAATAGAGGGACAAATAGAAACACCTCGTTGTACGACGCGCACTATGACTGGGTTTGGAACGACCCATTGATATGCCACAGCCATTCATAATAATCGTCATAAACATTATATTTAATTATTTCGAAAGACAAATAAATAAATATCTGTTATTAACACAAATAAAATGATTACAGACGAGTTTGATGAGAACTTCCCTGAAACCATAATGGAAATGATAAACACCCTGCGTCCTGACGAGAGACGAAACGCAGGGATCGACCATGTGCTCGATTTTTTGACTTCACAAGAAATCAACACTACTGCGAATACGAGTGATTCGCCAATACATTTATATAGACGCCAATCGATGCCAAATTTCATAATTCCAGAGCCGAGCCTAGAAAATACCACATCCATATTCACATCCACACTACCGAACATGTACAACGCATACGAACATACCCTGACGAACTCTTTTGCCACCGCAAAACCCAAATTCAAAAAGGTCCTTTCACAACGTGGGGAAGAGAGTCTGAAAAAAATAACGTATGACCCTTCCATCCATAGCCAAGACATGTGTCCTATTACACAAACCACGTTCAAACCCGGCGACGAACTGACCGAACTGCCTTGCAAGCACTATTTCGAGAACGAGGGCATCGAACACTGGCTGAAGCACGAAAAGGCAGAATGCCCCGTATGTCGCATGCAGTTGGACCACGAAGAGTTGGAACATCACGACAACGACAATGCCCACGAAGATGCCCGCGACAATGACCGCGACAACAACCGCGACCACGATGAACTCACGCTAGGTAACGAAAGAATAACACTATTTAATTCCTTGTCACGAATCTCCAATCCACACCCGTTTGGACCCCGAAGAGGAATGGAATACTTTGTTGGCGAGCAAGATAATGATGATCTACAAACGGCAATCATTGCCAGTTTGTTGGACATTTAACAAATAAAAAATCAAAATATTTCGAATCACCTCAAAACCACCACAAACCACCACAAACCACCACAAACCACCTCAAATTTCATCCATATCAATAATATCTTCATCGGAACAGACGCTGTCATTATTCTCAGTCTCTTTCATTTCGTTCTCAATCTCCGCCTCATACTCTTCCATATTATTGTGATTGTCCACAAAGTCAATATGACATTTGCCCGCGTCCGAAGACGGGTCTTCAAATGCGTTGATCAAACAGGACACATCAACCCCCCCATTTGTCTTGATTTTCTCTCTATCGGCATCCGAGTAAACCTCCAATAAGTCACACTTTTGCGGTTTACCGATGCGAGCCTCCCAATCGCGAATTCCCACCAGAACCCACACGCTTGGAGCAATGGTATTGTCGCGTTTGTCACGCCCCCTGAACTTGTTTCGAATGATACAAAGACGCACGTTTCCGTCCATGCACATTACCTCGCAGTTGCTTCCTCCAAATAATTTCGTTACAACAGCGTAGACTTCCCCTTCTTCCTTGACATATCGAACACTTCTTTGTTGCGGAGCATTGACATACTTGCGACCCTGGCGCTTCGATTTGTTTCCACCTGCGTTTTTCACCATTGTGTTTGATAGCAGTATACAAATATATTCCCTTTCAATTTTTATTTCATTTAACATAATAATGTAAACCGGAACGTCGCATCGAAGTCAACAACGCTCGGTTCATTGAAGACCGATTCATACCAATCTCTCCACCCACATAAAGGAATATCGCCCAAACTTTTGTCGCGAACTTCGCTCGTTTGCTCATCTGGTTCGCACCCGTAGAGCTCGTAGAATTTCTCCGATGCGTCATCGCTAGGAAAGCATACGCGGTTGTTTACTGTGTCATACGTCGCACCTAGAGATTCAAACCTGCGCACCCAATAGGGAGTGTCAAATACGAACCGCTCCCATATGCTATCCACTTCATTCAAATCATTCAATACCGTAACGCGAACGTCATGATGGCGAGCCAACGCAAAACACCCTATGGACGGATTGACACCATAAAGACGACGCTCGTGGAGAATGTTGAATTGTGGGCAGCCTTCAATGTGGTCGCACCCGAACTCACGAAACAAACTCAGATCCTTTTCTAACGGCGGTAACATATGGCGTTCGTCGCCATCACCATTACCGACACAATTACCATCGCTATGGCCAAGAAGGAATATAATAATTGACAGCAAGTAGTGTGCGTCATCTTGTTTATATGTACGGGCATACCAGTAATCATCCGCATTCGGTTCTACGTGCGAGTTCCGAGCGAAATAGGCAGCCAGTTCCCGAAACATGCTGTCCACTTCCCCATCACATTCGCGAGACAAATTGTAGGTGTGATGCGCAATATTCGGATAATCCTTTTTTGATATGGCGCGAAGCCACGTGTGATATTTTTTGGGATGGTCACTACACCAACTAGGCGGACGCCCTCGATAGGCAGTTCCGCCCTTATTATCTGATACTTCCGCAAGCTGCCTAAGCACAAACACTTTGCTGCTTGGTTTACAGAATTTCATATTCTTGATACACCAGGCAAACACGTCGGGGTTCTTTGTATTGTTCCATTCGTTCTGTTTTTTAGAGAGATAAACCTCCAACGCTGGGTTCAGTTCAAAATACACGTCGTAGTATATTCGCCATAGCACACCGAACACATCGAACCCCGAGTAATGTAATTCATAGGCCCAAAAGTATATCTCTTTTAATGATTTTTCCTGAAGAAACGCGGTAAACAGCGATACCTCGACTTCGTCGCGCGCGTAAAGATTGCGGGTCAAAACGAATGGCATCGGTCGCATTGTAATAGCAAAGGAAATTCGCTTGGTTCCCAACGCACTATACCAATATTATCTTTCAATTTTAAGCGTTATTTTCTTCGTATATGATATAAAAGAATAGAATGGGCAAAACTGCGGTAAGCTGGATCGAACTGATGCAAATTCTCATTAAGGAACGCAAATCGCAGGGCAAACCGGCCGGAGTCAGCGATGTGATTGACGAGGGAAAGAAGGTGTGGAAAGAAATTAAGAGCGGGAAGCACGAGAAATACATTCAAGGAAAACCGCCAAAGCGCAAGAGTAAGACGCGGAAGAACAAGTGTAAGAAGATGAGCAAAAAGGAGAGAAAAACACGGAGCAAAGAGTTGAAGGACATTCTAAAACACTGCGGTGTATGCTCGGGCTGCTACAAGAAACTCGAGAAGTTCATTTAATGCCACCCAACGCTAAATTACCATTCACAACATTAAAAATAAGCAGACACGCACACACACGCACAGATGCGAATCTCTGCTTATTTATTTTCCATTTTTTATTTCCTTTTTATGTTGATTTTTTGATTTTTTTGATTTTTTTTTGATTTTTTGATTTTTTATTTCCCATTTTTTATTTCCCATTTTTCCATTCCCATTTTCCATTTTTATTTCCGTATCGCTTACTCACGCTCGACTAATGCTGTAGTAACGATTTTTGTAAGTCTTCTTCAGTTTATCTCTGACGTCCATTTCAGTCAATCCGAAATCCTTGAGATGTTCCTTTTCGTTATTGAACACATCGACATGTTCATTCGCAAACGCTTGATAGCCTTTTGCCGGAGTGAAGTCGTTGTCGTTTAGCGACCCCTTGATGTGAGTATCGATATGGACAAGCGTATCGGGCTGCAATTTGACATAGCCACGTTTTACGGGTGCGGTTTCGGTTTCGGTGTCTTTTCTCTCCTCGGTCGCAGCCGCATCCGCACCCGCATTAGCCGGCGCCACATCCACAACCGCATCCACAACTGCCGCCGCCGCCTTCGATTTGCTTTTCTTCCGGAAATAGTATCGGCCCGCCTTGTACATCTTATCGGGAATATCTCCATCGTAGCCAATATTCTGAAGTCTGCGTATCTCTTCGGCAATCAGCGGTTGATGCTCTTCGCACCATACACCCCATGCTTCCTTGTACGCGCGCCGTTCATCGTCCTTATGTTCGTTGGCAAACGTAGCAATTTCACGCACAACACCAGAATCCAACTCGAAACGGAAGATAGCGGGAGTGTTCATCTTGCCTACGCAGTAGACCGACCGGTGCGATTGTCCAAAGGGAGAAAAATGTTTCAATTTTTTATTAAATACCCCTATTTATAATAATCCATCGAATGATCGAAACGTATACCATCTCCACGCAAGTTTATTATCAAGATATAAACAAGTGTTACACCCGAATTTTCGTAATCGACCGACCACCAAGCGCACCATTGTCCCAGATCACACGAACATTGAGAGCCCCCAAATTATCTCCGTTCAAAGAATCGTCCTCTTGCAACAGTGAATCGAGTTGTTGCACGCTGGCCCTCTACAACCAAACCACCCAGTCCCCCTACGAAACGCACGAACAACCCGTGCTCTTGAACTTCCTGCTTAGCAACGGATATACAATCGAAACGGAACTCACAAAACTACTTATGAAGAATCCGGTCAAAGCGGACTCAAACCGACAATTGCTATTTGTCATCTCAAAAACAACCTAATACATACATATCCATATCAAAGGAAGATTAAGATTAAACCAACGATTATTTATATTTGAAATGTATAATTCAAACAAATATAAATGGAACTACCAATCACCAACCGAAAGTTGCTTCTATTATCGTGCGTATTTTCGTTTGCGATTTTTATCTTAATTTGCTTCCTATTATGGACCTATACGAGTTACCACATTTTGAAGTTTCTCAGAAAAAATATTGAAGAGAAGCTTTATTTTGATTCGTACAAAAGTGGCTGCATAAAAACATTAGAAAAATACGGGGACCTACCCATCAAGCGAATATACTTGGTTCGTTCACATATAAATTCGATTCTAACATTCTTGTTAGATGTGACGACGTGGAAAAATTACAGCGCACAATTACAAAACTACAGGAAAATCACAAACAATAATGCGTTCTACCCAAACCACACATATATTATGGTGGAGGTGGAGCTGGACGACAAGACGCGGAAGAATCTTGTGATTGAAAAAACGAATGGCGTCGACGTGACGGCAAATTTTCGTAAATACGAATCCCAAGAGATGCTGAAAGTAAGTGTTAAGAAGAGCGAAAAGTTCACCATAAACCAAATACTGGAAACGACGAAAGAGAGAATGGGAGACCAACCATTTTTCAACTGGCACCTATACAAAAATAATTGCCAGCAGTTCACAAAAGAAATTCTCAACAGTATGGGAAAGACGGACCCCATATACGATGAATTCAATTCACAGCCTGAAAATTACGAGGCAATCAAACTATCTGACCCTGTCATGTACATGATTAACATTGCAATCAATGTCGCGAGCTTTGTAGAAAGCTTTTGCTATGACTTCAAACTTTAGTATACCAGAGATTTCCACAAAATTGATATAGATAATTGAACACAATGATTTATAACACAATGGAAAATAGCACTGGCGAATCCAAGAAAAAAGATGAACAATCACAAGTTGAAACATACATGCAGGGATTATCCGAACAGGAACGAATGGTAATGAAGATTGCCGAACAACATCTAGAGACATCCTTCGATGTCACCAAGAGCATCGGCTTCCTCGAATGGAAGAAGTCCAAATCATATCCAAATTAACGCACCTTATGATCCTTATGGTTCATAACCCTTCTTTGTTGTTTGTCGTGTTTTTCTCCGTGTAAATCGGTTGATGTTGGCATTCAGTTGCTTCGATGATTCATTGATGCGTTTTCTTAGCGTTTTGGAAGGCACGCGTACCTTTTTTCGCCTTTCTAAAGTCAACCTCCACACATGTTTCTTCGTTCCTTCCAAAAGATATATCTTGGGCATTACCTTTTCGAGAGTTTTGCGAACTGTCATTTTAAAACCTTTATATATATTAATAGGGAATGAGTTTGAAATCACGCAAATTATATAAACAAAATAAAAGAAAGTCCATTTCGAAATCATATGAACAACGCATTCAAACACGTGCAAATACAAACCGGAGCCGTAGAATGAAAAGGAACACACGTAGAATGAAAAGGAACACGCGTAGAATGAAAAGGAACACGTGTAAAATGAATGGAGGATTCATAAACGTTTCTGACCAATTAAATCGCATACGCGAAAGCATCAAAACAAAATTCTTAAAAATCCTAATGACCGGACAATCGCCCGAAATACAAGATAAAATTAAAACCATGATGGAAAACGACAGCAAATTCAAAAAGATGAATTTGAAAATCGACCTCTTCATGGACAGAGTCGAAACCCTCATTCAGAATTTCATTCAAACCGCCACCACCACCACAATCAAGGTGACCACTTCATGGATGCCGGGTGTCTCGTTTATAGGAGCGTTGATAACCACCGCAATCAATTGGACCGTATTATGTGTTAAAAGCGCGTCAAGAGGGTATGATTTCTATAAAATTTATTCGGAAATGCAAAATGTAATCGAGGAACAAGGCGGTAAAAAAATGGATTTATCCGCACGTGTAGGAAACCTGCAAAAGGAAGCGATTGCACAAGTAGCAAACACAACAGTTCCTAGTCAGATTTCAAGCAAAATGAAATCAGCCAATATTCAAAATCAAGCAGATGAAATGAAAAAGAAGGTCACGGAAGCCGCAACAAAAAACCTTGAAAATATTTCTGGAAAAACAACATCGCAACTCCAAGCAAAAGCAGATGAAATGAAAAAGACGGCAACTGAAGCCGCAACAAAAAACCTTGAAAATATTTCTGGAAAAACAACATCGCAACTCCAAGCAAAAGCAGATGAAATGAAACAGAAAGCCACGGAAGCCGCAATGAAGAATATGACTCCAGGAAGTGTAGCTAAATTGGCATCCGTCGGAAATAATCTAGCACAATAAGCAGACAGACAGACAGACACACACACACACACACACACAAAAAAACGAATTGTTTACCTTTATCTAAGTAAACAATTCGACAGATAGATTCTCTTACGAAATTTGTTTCGCTTTGAACTCAGAAAATGACATGACCGGTTTCGGTTCGCTCTTTGGAATCGTCGGATCTACGTAATCAGCAATGCGTCCCTTGTGCGTGAATCGATTGGAGCGCTCCGCACTAATGCGATAGCGCCGCCGTTTAATGGAGTCCTTCCGAGCCTTTTTCTGGGTTTCTTGTGAATTACTCGACAAGGTTTCAATGGATGAAGACGTATTGTATTTCTTGAATTTGACAAACACATCGCGAGGCTTCTTGTCTTCACTCAAGCTGTTTTCATCCGCCGTTTTATTTGCTTCCTTCGCAGCCGCATCTGCTTCCGCCATTTCCGCAGCTTCTTGCTCGGCAATCGCCAACGCCTTTGCCTTTTCCCACTCTTCGCGATAGTTTACACAAATACGTTGGCACGAATATTTCACGGCAAACTGTCTGGCCACCGCGTCCAAGGTCTTGTATGGAATCGACTTGTTGTCGGTGTAATACCAATACGTCTCGTCGTCCGCACAGTAGGTCATAATGATTGACCCAAACGGTGTCTCGTCTTCCACCTTGGCACCGAAAAACTTTTCCTTGTCCAGATCGGTATCATCCTCAACCTCAACCTCATCCTCAAGCGCCTTCAACTCGTCCAAGTAGCCCGTGTCATACTCCCTAATGCGCTTGGCCTCATCCGATTCTTCGGGTTTCTTCGAAGACGGAATCAGTATATCCATCAGGATATACCCAGTCGACATCCCAACAATCACACAAGCCAAAAGGAGCCCCATCAGTCCAAAATGATTGTCATTGAAAAAATCGGTCAATGTGTATTCGAGCATTTCATAATTCGCCGTATCATTATTATGCGCAGCATCTGAGTCCATAGTCATCACTTACCTAACACGCCAACATCTTTTTAAACCCTTTCCTTTGATTGTTCTTCCCTTTGATTCATTTTCCAGTCATCACTTCGTCACTTCGTCACTTCTTCTAGTTGCGCTTTTCGCAACTCAAAGAGGTCACGCACCTC